TGGTTCGACTTTTTGTGGATCGGCCTTAATCGGTTCGGCTTTTTGTGGATCAGCTAATACGCCAGTCAACTGCGGTTCAGCCGTCTGTGGTTCAACAGCCATCGTCTAGTCCTCCTGGTCGAGGCCAGCCAGCTTGAATGCGTCGGCCTCTCGTTTACGAAGCTGATCCAGCGTCAGTTGATTTCCGCGCACGTCCACAAATCGATCGACCGTCAAACCACCATCACGGAACAGCTTTCCGCGCGTTGGTCCTAGCGCTTCATCCTGAACCGCCGCCGTCTGATTTCCTAGCCAATTGTCAAAACGATCTGGATCGCCAGCGTCCTCGCTCGAGTCCACCGGCACTTCATCACAGCGACAATTCAAATGCGCTGGTGGTCGTGGTCGCGCATCGTCGCTAGCGTCAAAAACTTCGCCATCCAGATCAGCGCATTCCATACAAGTGTCTGTGTCCAGCGTCGCCACCCACTGCACAGAGTCATAATTCGAACCAAAAAACGCACCAGCGACCACGCTGGCAGCATGATTGATCGTCGTTCGCGTTACACGATCCGCAGACGTGCGAGCTGTGTTAAAATCGCCATCACGATAGTTCGCACCAGCAGTGCCAGTTAATTCTGTAATAATGTCGTCCGCGCTATCACCAGATGCAATGCCACGCTGGATCGTCTGCTGAATCAAACGAAATTTTGCATCCTCTTGCGCCTGCATCGCTTGAGCGAACAGATAACCAAAAAACGGAGTCGTATAGATCAACGACGAAACATCGTCCGGAATGTCCGGATCGTCGTCCTCCATATCGCTGTAAAGGTTCGATTGAAAGTCGAGCTCGTATTGCGCCAGATCGTCTAGCTGGCTGCGCAGTTCGTCCACATATTCTTGATAAGAGTCATGGTTGATCTGTTTAATCTGTCGCAGCAATCCAAGACGGCGCGACGAGTCAAAATTACCCTCGAGCGTCGGTGTCCTCTGTCGCAACAGATCAACAATCTGCTGGTCGCCATTGTCCAATAACGGAATCACACTCAAGACGATTGCAGATGCATGTCGCTGGATTCCGATCTGGTGTCTAAGCTGCGCATCGCGCAGCGCGTTGTTTTTGTCAGAACCATTTTTCTTTTTTTTCTTGTTCGCCATGTTAGCCACCAGTTGGCGGTGGTGTTGGTGTCGATATCGGAACAGGAGTCATCGCAACGTCTGTTGGCGTGCCTTGTGTCTCGCCAGGAGTGAAAACAGCAGGACCGCGCGCAGATGGTGGCAGCGCTGGAATTTCCTCTGGCTCGAGCGCAGCCAGAGTCGAAGGGTCCGGAGCGCCAGGAATGCCACCACCAACGCCCTGATTGATACCCATTTTCAAACCAGGAGTCGTTGGTGGTCCAAGCGGATTTTCGACTTCGATCAGCGCGAGTTCCTCGCCTGGTTCGCGATCTGGCGATGCGATTTCGCCACGCTGCAAATTCTCGTAAAGCGTCCGATAAGAAATCGCACCAGCTTGCCACATCGTCACAAGTTCAATGCCTTCCTTCGGCTGCATAATCGCATCGACGAATTTTAGATTTGGCGTAACGTTCACATCCAATGGATTTGCGCCAACATACATGGCAGCAAATCGCAGCGCCTTTTCTAGCGCTGCACCAGATGACAGCGAAATGGTCGTCAGTGTCGCATTTGATTGCGAATAACGAAGCTGCAAAGCGTTGCCAGACTCATATCCAGATTTAACGTCGAAAAGCTGCGCACCAGCCGCAATTGCCTGCTGTTGTTCGTCCTGGATCGCTTGGCGATGCGCGTTGATGCCAGTTCCGTGCGGACCAACGTATTTCGCATCTTGTCCTGGTCCAAATCCGATGATCGTTCCAGAACCAACATTCTTTGGAAGGTTCGCATTCTCCGGAAGGCCAGTGCAGACTAACGTTTCCTGTCCACTCCAGAAAAGCTGGTGGCGATAATCCGCGTCTAGTCGATACATCGCCAACGACGATTCAGCCAGCCCCATCGCTGGCGGCTGCTGTGGTGTAACGTTCAAATCAAACGGATTGGCGATAACAAACGGAATTTCTGTAAATGGCTTTCCGCCAAACTTCTGCGGAATGTAGTCCATGACTAGCTGATGGTATTGGTATTCTTGCGCGTGATAAATGCCATCGTCGTCCAGCGCCAAGCATCGATGTTGAATGAGAGGCACCCAGATAAATCCGAAACGCTTCATTCCGGACTCGTCGCAAACATAGAAATCACGTTCGCGCGCCCAGTTGATTATCATTTCGGCGGTGTAGCCGACTAAATACGGAACGGCTGCACCCATCGGACTCGCGTCGCACAGAATACCATAGCGACCTTGGATTAACAGTTCCGTGGTTATCTGCCGATGAAACGTTTCCAACGTCAAGCCGTCGCGCGTCGCGCTTTCATACATTGGTTTGAGCTGATCCGGCAAAGTAACTTCCGCTGGAATTCGATGAATCAATCCGACCATTCCACGAATCGTTGGCGAAACAACATTTGGAAACTTGGCGCGCGTCAAATAAGCTGCATACATCGGACCACCATCTGGACCTTGATCTGCAAACCCAGACGGAACTGGCAAATACTTTGGACCCATCAGCTTGACAGCGTGCGTGCCGCGCATCGTGTCGCGCATCATTTTCCATTCTTCAATATGGTCCAAGTAGAATGGATGGAACGTGCCGACAGTTGCCATCTAATATTGTCCTATCACATGGCCAAACACTGGCGACGCTGGAACCATCAGAAGTTCATTAAACGCATCGGCAGATGCGTCCGCCTGATCATCATGCGATCCAGCAGGAACAACCGACATTTCCTCGAGATAATCCGCGTTCCAATGCGCTTCGATCATCTGGACGTTACCCGCTTCACATTGCGATGCGAATGGTTCCCATCGGACCACCTTCGCGCCAGAGATTGGTCGCAGATAAACGACGTGACCAGCTAGCACGCGAACCAAATATTGGCCTTGAGCTTTGCCAGCTTGTCCAGGGTCTTGTGGAAGTCGCACGCGAGTCGGGAACGACGAATCATCCTGCATCGCTGCATTGACGATTAGCTGTTCCACTTTCGCCGGCGATGCTCGAGCGCGAATAACGTCCTCGATCGTGATCAAACCGACAGCATCGCGCGACATCAAGACACCAACAGTCCACGATGGATTGTTGCTACCAATCTGTTCCGTTGCCGCCAAATCCCACGCGCGCACGCGACGAACTGGCGGACCAACACTGCGCACCATCTTAAACCAATGTTTGGCGAACATTCCGCCAGTGCGCGGCGCTGGTCGCTGCTGGTTCTGCGCAGCGACAGCAAACGACCCCATCGCTGTTTTGTCGCGCTGGATCACTTGCGCTGGAAATCGCGCTGGAAACAACAGCTCACCATCTTTCACGCGATGATCTTGAGGCCACACATCGCGCGGAAACGACGCTGCGAAATCGCGCACCATGGCTGGATCATTGCCACGCCAATCGTCCGACAGCCATTGCTGTCGTCGTGGCAGATAGCGCATTTTGGCTGGTTCAATACCAGCCTTCGGCAGAATGCTGTAACAACATCGTTCCTCTTCGAACTCCATTGGCAGCATCAGATGGTCATAACCCTGATCCAGCGCGATCTGCGAGCAATCATTTTCGTGCAGTCGCTGCATAATCAGAATGATCGCTGACGTTTTTGGATCGATCACGCGCGACGGAACTGACTCGCGAAAAATGCGCCCAGTCCTTTCGCGTTCTGTTGGCGACTCCGCTGTCTCCGTGGTGTGCGGATCATCGATTTTGACACGATGACCACGACCACCAGTCAACGACTCAAATGGAATTCCTTCACGCGATCCAGTGTGGTCGTTGGCAAACGACGTTTCGCCAAGTCTGGTCAATCGAACGTGTGGCCATAACGCCTGATACCAATCGCTAGCGATCAAGTCGCGTGCGCGCCGACAATCTCGTTTGACGAACTTTTCTGAATGCGACGTGGAAATCTCGCGCAGATGATGAAGGCCTTTTGGTCCCCATTCCCATGCAAGATGAAACACGCTGACCAAAAGACTTTTCATCGTGCCAGTTGGCACATTGATCACTAATCGAATAATCTGGCCAGCAGTTACCGCCTCGAGGTGTTCGCATATCACGTCAATGTGCCAGCCATGGATATACTTATCGACTGGCTCGAGAACTTGCCACGCTTCGCGAACAAATCCACTTAGGCGTTCGCAACGCTGGCGGATCGAGTCCGCTTCGCGTTGGACCTGGCGTCTCAGACGTTCCGCACGAATTTCGGCCAGCGACGTGGCGGCTTGGCCGACCATTATCGCTGGTCCGACAAACTCCCGCTGATTCACTAAGCAACTTTCTCAATCATCGATTCGAGACGCGCCAATTCGTCGTCGTCCAGCTTCGTTAGATCAACGACAGGAATTGTTCCACCAGGACCAATGCCAGTGACTTGCGTCTGCTTGCTGTAACCACGCTGACGACCTTTCGTCATCAGCAGAAAATGCTGGTCCTTCTGGTCGCCAAGTTCAGCGCGTCTAATCACTCCCGACTCGCAAATGTCCAGCACCGTTTCCAAGCACGTTTCCTGAATCTTCCGCAGTCTCGGATTCCGATTCATCGCTGCGATGATCGTCATGCGAGTGCATTTCCGATTGTATGTCTTGCCTAGCAGCTTCGCCGCTTCCGAAATCAAGCCGCGCGACGCTATCAGCGCTGACTCGATTTTCTGGTCTGTCCAAAATCTTGGAGGACCAAATGTCACCAACTGCTGCGTCGTCTGTTCCTCGCTCATTTTCATCCTCTGCGATTGTGTCGATATAATCGTTCCAATCAACGATTGGTGCTTGGACGATGTCCGGAGACAATCCGAGCGATTTGCTAAGTTCCATCATGGTCCGGATCGCATTGTCGCGAACGATGATGTATGGCGAGACGGTCGCACGCTTATCGCGGACCACGACCACGCCAAATCTATTGATCTGTTCGTTTGCGGATTGGAATGCTGCATACGATTGGCAATACAGCGCGACGCTATCAGCGTGGCGTTCCGTGACGCGCGTCGGATCGATTTCGTTCCAGATCGTCTGCCAGCGCTCGAGCGCAACACCAGACAGATGCGCTGGTGGTTCCGGTGCTGCCATTGGTCGATTCCTACGTTAACCAGCCAGCTAGCTGGATGTGCGTATTTATACGCCTATGGCACCAAATCTAGCCACTGAGACATAGAAATCCGACGATCGCTGGCGTACCATCCAGCCACGGAGGAACGCCAATGATCGTCGTCGCATACAGCCAGGAATTAGGCGGACATCGCGTCCGCGCATACACGCTGGACAGCGCATGGAACACGCTGGCGCGTCGTCATGGCGCGTGGCGGACCAATGCGATGTTCGTCAATGGCACGCCAGCGGAAGCCATCTACCAGATCGATATCCAACGACGCGATGGCGCTGTGATCGCCAGCGGACGCGCTGTGGTCACGAAAGGCTAGGACCAGCCACCAGGACATGGTCCGGACCAGACGACGCTGGCTGGCCTTCCTAACTGGCTGGCTGGCCATACGTAGTCCTACCTAGCGTTAACCAGCCATTAACCATCCTAGCCAATAGGCGGAAATATGCGCTTTTTTGCCTTTACATCCGACACGGATGCAATATTGTCATTTTCAACAACGCCACACCACGGAGAACCAGACCAATGACCACCAACGACATTTTCTCACTGATCGCAGACGACGATCTGGCCATTGACCAGCCGACGTTCAAGGCTTCGAAGTGGAAGCCGTGCCGCCACGAAAAGTTCGCGGAATATAGCGAGAATTTCGAATTGGTTGATGGACGCTGGGAAGGCTTCGTGTCTGTGCGTCGTCGTCGCGACTAATCAACACCACCAACAATCACACCACGGAGAACGACAATGATCGGAATGATGAACGAGAACGCCACCACGCCGCGCATCTACGTTGGCACTTATGCCAAGTACAATGCAGGATCGATCGCTGGCAAGTGGCTGGAACTCGAGGACTACACAGACAAAGACGAATTCCTGGCAGCGTGCAAGGAACTGCACAAGGACGAGTCTGATCCGGAATTCATGTTCCAGGACGCGGAGGGCGTTCCATCTGGCCTCTATAGCGAGTCGTCCGTGTCGGACAATCTCTGGGACTGGATCGCGCTGGACGACGACGA